TGGATGGGACTGTTGATAACGAAGCGAGAAGCTGCTCCATCTGAGCAATTCTAGATTGATACTCTTTATTAGTCTCCGTAACAGACTGTAGGCGGTTGTTCGTAGCGTTATACATACCTTGCAGGGAACGCCACTGTTGCTCGTAACTTTCTGAACTCGGGCCATCTACGGTGCTACGCTCGTTCTTCTCCGTAGATTGGTCAACAGAACTAACTGAAGTGTCGGCGCTGTCAGCCTGTGTACCAGCATTGTCACCCGTCGAAGAGTTTTCGTCGGAGGCAGATGTGGTGTCTGCTCCGCTATCCTCAGCGCCAAGTTGCTTGTACAATTCCTGTACTGCCTCACTCTGTTTGCGAATCTGTTCTGGTAGTGCCATTAGGTACGCTCCTATCCGGTGTGCGTGTTAACTAGTCGGCTTTTTAGCCGCTAGGTCAGGTGCTTCTTGTGCGAACTTTACAAGCTCGCCTAGGACTTGGCAACGCCCCTGTGAAATTGCCGAGTTTGCTAGCGCAAATGGTAGATTCTCAAGTTCGTGGGCTCTCCACGCTTGGAGATAGGTCAGTACGTCTGGGTGCTGCCTAACCATAAGCGCGAAAGCCTTGATAACCTGAGCATCTGGGCGAATCATCGATTAACCCCCACTGCTCTATTTGCTACTAAGTTAGCGTCCATACCGCCCTTTGGGCTTCCATCAGGTTGGGTAGGAGTAGGTTTTGGAGCCGATATACCGGCTTGTTGTTCTGGCTGGCTAGCCTGAGCTACGGCTACTTTAGCCTTCATCCGATCATTGTAGTCCATCTTTTCAGAAGACGGGACAATTTCGTCCATAGGCATCTGCAGGCTTCGAGAAACTTCTCTAATAATAGCAGCCCGCCCATCTTTACCGATGATTTCCATATCGACAGGGTTCGACGTAGCATTGAGAAACTCAAGTCTGCGAACATTCATTGTCTCCTTAGATGCGAGATTGATTGCACCGCGAGGCAGGATAATGACATCACCCTTGATGCTTTCATCAGGATCGTAACGCATATTGTAGATATACTGACGCTTGACTATCGGCTTAACTATGTCGGCGTCGATGTGCATAACGACTTGGCGGATGCCCTTACCGGCGCTGCCCATGAGCATAGACAGACCAGACGATGTGCGACCAGCCCCCTGCACGTTAAGATCACCGTACAGATACGCGGGAATACCGGAGTGCTCATCAGCCAGTCGTGAGAACTTATCGTACACAGCAACGAGCGTAGTCGCATTATCATCTGGCTGTGAGAACCGCACAGCAGGCGCACTCGATCCGACAGGATCATTCAGTACCTGCCAAACCTTCCACGGGTGAATCTGGGTGATGTCCTCGTTCGGAGGAATACGATCTATGTTAATTTCAACCTGTGGGCCAGACGAGATGCCCATGTTGTTCACAAGAGCACGGGCTGCTGCGTTACAAACATTCTGGATATCTTCGATGATCTCTGGAATACCCTTGCCCCAGAACGCGCCGGGGCATTTGATAAACGAGGTTTTGGCGTATGGCTTCTCACCTAGCGGGTCGTAGTTCAGTACGGCCTTGATGACATGGTTGCCCACTACCCACACATTGGCATCATACTCTTTCGACTCATCTGGGACATCATCTTCTGTAAGACCCCAGTCAAGCAGCATCTGCCCGCTTACCTTACCCCAGAACTCAAGGGCGTCGAACATCTCGGTAGGCCGAAGTGTCGTATTGAACTTGTGCTCTTCCTGTTCCTTCTGAAACTCGAAGGATACATTAACCCAAGAGGAAGCATTCCCGTTCTCAAGAGCGGCCTTGATGGAGTTGTCGTCATACCCCGGAACACCGATAAGATCAGCCAAATCCATACGGGTTAGGCGGTGATGCTCGAAGATATACCCGTCATTCAGGTTAGACACACCCGGCTCTGGAAAGATTCTGAACGGGTCTACGCGCTCATACTCAGGCGCAATGCGCTCTGTTGGAGCAGCGACCGTCTTACCAAACTCATCCTGAGTCCAACCTAGGACACGCTGCCTACGTACAACTGGCCCTTTGATAAACGCACAAGGGTAAGTAACAAGGTCAGTAATAAAATCGTTAAAGGCTTCAGACCAGCCGCCTTCGGCAAACTGATCAGAGATTTTCAAGTTCATCTTGTCCGCACGGGTCTGAGCCTCATGCAGAACACGGAACCTATAGTCCTGAGCCACCATCTCTTTTAGCTGGGAGATTTCATCGCGAGTAGGAGCACGATCCTCGGACTTCAGTATCTCCATAACCGCATCAGCAAAGATGGACTCGATCTCTTTGGCTTGAACAGGAGATAACTCAGGGAGCGGCGTAGGCTTGATATCCCAAGGGGGAGTACCTGTATCAAGCAGGATGTCGCGTAGCCAGCTCTCAGCAGCCCTACACTTAACCTCAGTGATCATCATGTAGACTTCAGACCCACCCTGAGTTTGGATGGCTGCAAGTTTATCTGCCTCATACTCACCGTTACGCTGACGCATAGCCTTGAGCATTTTCAACTCAAGAGGCTGCTTCGCAATCTTGGCAGCATCCCAGCACTCACGGAGATAAGACGATATACCAAGAATGAGGGGACTGTTCTGACGATCCTGAACTTCTTTGTTAATACGATCCTTCTCTTGCTTAACAAGCTCGGAATTACTAACAACTCTGAGAATCGAAAGTCCAGCCATTGCGGTTAAATCCCTGTACTTTTACGAGACTCTGCCTGTTTCAAAACTTTTTGAGTTGGCGTCATTGGGGCAGACCCAAACCCAAACATAGGTATGTTACCCATATTCGGTGTCATAGGTGCCATACCCTGCATAGGTGCCGCACCCCGCATACTACTACCCATAGGAGGAGGGGCAAACCTACCCGGAGGTGGGGAGTTCAGTGTAGACCCGAACGGCTGTGACATTGCCGGAGGTTTAGGTCGAACTGGGGGCATAGGAGCGTTAGGAGTACCAATGAACCGACCTGTTGGGGGAAGTGGCACGAACCCACCGGTATCCAACTGGGCTAGCACTAGACCACCGTTGTAGTAACCCTTGCCTTGCCCCTTACCCATGTTGGAGCTGTGCATCTTCGGGTTATCCGAAGTACACATATAAGGTTTGGTGGGCGAACCGGACTTCTTCATAGCAATCTCCCCAGCTACATGTCTCACGACATATACACAGAAACAAATCTACACGCAAGTAGCGAAAAAAACCCCCGGGGAGTGTCATCAGCACTCAACCCGGGGGGGAGGTGGCCGGAAGGGAGGGACCGGCAGGCGGTATATATCATGTCCACCCAAGTGCCGCAACAGTCTTGATCTCACGCCGTCTGGATAGCTGAGATGAGTCCCCGCCAGACGTAATATGCAGCATTAAGTACTGTAAAGCCTCCGCAACGTGCGAATGTTTGTTCTTATCGATGGTTTCGTTCTTGGCATGGAACCTATAACCCCCCATCATGGCTGATTTCAGCCTAGTACACCTCGGATCAACCAGAAATGCAGGGTCTCCGTCCACTTGACGCATCAAAAAGTCATCAACTGCGTTGACTCGGGCCGAAATGTTGTTGGTTTTAGCCGGAATTACCCTAAAACCCTCGGCTTTGATGATATCTACAGCACTTCTCTCGTCAGTTTGCGCCCTTTGTACCCCCGCTGGGTCAGTTACCACCATAATCTGGCATCCGGGGAAGCGTTCATGGATGATGGGCTTCAAAACTGTACGCACAAACCGCTGAATACCCATGTCGAAGCTCACTGCCTCGTCCAAAATCAGTGCTCGACCACGCGGGTCTTGCTGTCCGAACACTGCAGCGGGTGTCAACCCGAGGTCCATACCGATAATTATGGGTCGAATGCCGTTATTTATATGCCGAAGTGTCGCTTTCCCCATGTGATAATCAGGTTTGAAGTACTTATAGACAGGCGTCCCCGCAGAACTCAGCCCATACTCACCGTCAATATAGACTCTGACGTACTCATCCGACCGCCCCTGCGTGTCATAGTACTCATCCGGCAGGTTATCGACGTTCTCCGCGTAGGCCGATCTACCCGACGGCTGCTTGAATACATCCCACCCGTTGTTATTAGGTGACACACCATCCTTGTGATCAAGCCCCTCCATCTGGTAGTACCACCACGTATCCATAGTAGGCGGGTTCGTATCCCCCCACATCCCATGCCACGTCGGCCCCCCGTCTTTCTTAGACGGGAAGCGTCCAATGCGCTTTGACATCGCGTCTATGATGTCGGGGTGGATGTCACGACACTCGTTAAACCATGCACCAGTAAGTTCCAGCGAGTTCAGGTTGGCTACGTCATCCGCGTCGTCCAGTGCTCTGAACATAATCTCGCACTCGACATCCCCGATCTTGAAGAAGTACGTCTTGGTAGTCCGCATGTAGTCCCCGCACACACCGGGCGGGAACCAGTCTAGAAACGTCTTGATCGTCGTATCCTGCAACTGGCGGGCAGTCTCGCGGACCACAGCGAACCGTGTCTTGCGAATCCCTTGGCTGTTGGGAATCTGTGCCGACGCCCTGCGGACGATCTCAAACGAGCAGGTCACCGACTTGCCCGAGCCCACTGGACCCATCAGTACACGCATCTTGACATCAGACTGCATGAACTTAGCGCCAGTTGGCGGCGGTGTATAGTTGATATCTAAGGACATTTATGAACGATCCGGGAAGATACCCATGATGCAGATGATTTTGCTAGGCTGACCGATCTCCCAGCCATGCACTTTCGTACCCCAATCATTCGACGGGCGAAGATCAGGCAACTTGAAATTGTGGATACCGTCGCCACCGTAAATTGTACCAATGATGGCAAACAAGGGGGTGTAAGTCGCAACATCAAGGGTCTGTCCGTCACACGATGCCCAGTTATGCGGAGCAAAACTACCAGCAAACTCCCGCACTTCTCCGATATAACCTTCCATACTAGCCTCCTTCTGCTGAAAATATCGTAACTATGTACGACGGTGGTTTCTTCCTGCGCTTCTTAGTCACCTTGGTTTGGTACGAAATAGATTTCTCGGTCAGCAACTTCTCCAGTTGCCTGCACTTCACGGCACTACTCAATCTCTGCATACTCAGGCTCATGTTCGATCACCTTGGCTGTGTGCTCTTGGTTTCCGAGATTGATCGTGATGCGAACACCACCTGTGCCTTCTTGAGATACCTCACCCTTGGGCTCCAGACCAGCCCACTTGACCGTTGACTTGATCAGGTCGGCTTTTACAGCGGCGCTAACGTCTGGGCTGTGGATCAATACCCAAGATGTTTTCAAGAGTTCCTCAGCCTGAGCTCGGGCCTTCATCTTGAAGGTAAGTCCCTTGTCGCGGATTTCTCCACGGTAGTGCTCCACCTTCTTGAGGAACACGGGGTCTTTGTTGAACGTGATGATGTCGGAGGTTGCGATCTTGTGGCGTTCGACAACTTCATCCAATGACTCGCCGCTGCCTTCGAGCAGCAGGGCTACGTCGAAGGCCAGTCTATCTGACCACTTGGTATAGTTCAATGGCAGTGTGTCCATAATGGAGCCTTAGTCTGTCAGGTGAACCGAGTCAACTGGGGGTGTGAAACTTTACACGTTGGTTTTTAGGGTCTCGTTTTAAGCGGTTTACTATCCATGCGGGGGGGCTTCGAAACTCCAGTCCATGTACCCCCCTCTGCCAAGCCCGATGCACAAGCAAGCCGAAGCAAGGCAAGGCTAAAGCCCAAGGGAAACAAGGGAACTTGACATTCTCGGCAAGTTATGCGAGTATTTGATTGTCGACGGAATGACCCGCCGACAGGCTCTTTGACAACTAAAGAAGGATTACTACCATGTCGGACAACAATACGGTTGCGGCTCGCAAGGTTTCCATTACCCCGATTACTTTCGTGATCGAAGTGGTTGCCGAGCGGATTTCCGAAAAGGGTACGTTCTCGGCCCTCAAGGTTACCTCGGTCAAGTCCTCGGTTAAGGAATTGGTCGGACACCTCAAGGTCTCGGCCCCACCGCAGGGCGGCGGCGCGATGTACATCAAGACGGATAGCTTGACGGGCATCAAGGTCTTGAAAGACTCGGAAGTCAAGACAAGCGGAACGAAGTTGTTCTGATCCAAACAAGAGGGCGGCGGTGGTCGCCGCCCTCACAACCCAAGGGAAAACGACAATGAAGTACGAAACACTCTACCACCGCTTCAAGAGAGACGGAAAATGGCGGACCGTCGAGATCAGAGTAGAACGCAAGCGCAAGCAAGCGATACTCGCAAGGACAGAAATCAAGCATCGGATGAAAATGACCGAAGCCTAAGACAACGGGAGAGGCGAGAGCCTCTCCCACCTCAACGAAGGGAACCACAATGGAACTTACTTGGACGCAGACTATCCTGATGGTCATCGCTATCTTCGTGATCACAGGACTGATCGAACAGATACCCTACTGAGAGAGCGGGAGCGAGGCGCAAGCCTCCTCCTTCTTTTGTTCTCTGTTGTATAAGACCATACGTCGGGGGGTTACAGCCCATATGGCAATTGGGCATAAGTTATGGCGTATGTAAAGCGTGTTTGTGTATGATTTAATGTATAGTTTGTAGCAATATATAGGGGTGTAGCGATAAAATCTAAAATGGTAGGCAGACATTTGGCTAAAATCTAGAGCAAACTTTACGTTAAAAATCGGCTGTAACTGTACAACTATACAGTATAGTTCGCAGTAAAACCAAGGGATTGAACCAATACCGGTGTGAAATATATATATAAAGAATCTAAGAATACACTGTTTTTTTTAACCCTTTCCTATAGAAAATTTATTTGATGTAAAGTTTTATAAAAACACCTCTAAAAAAGATGGCGACATTACTAAAAAAACATAGATTCTTTAGATTCTACAGATTCTTACACGCTATCACATTGATTTCATTACATTTTATTTTATGTAAAGTTAGCCTTTTCTATGCCACACGTATATTCTATTTTAGATTATGGCATATGCCCACACGCACACGGAGGAAACTTGACACCGGCGGAGCGGT